TCTACTAAGAAAGACGAGGAATAATCCTAATGGCTGTATTTCTAAACAATAACGTAGGCGTTAAGATTAACTCTGTTGATCTTTCTGACCATGTAACAGCAGTAACAATCAACCGTTCATTCGATGAACTCGAAGTAACAGCAATGGGCGATTCTTCTCACAAGTTCGTAAAGGGCTTGGAAGCATCAACAGTTACAATCGACTTCCTCAATGACACAGCATCAGCTAACGTTCTTGCAACACTTCAAGCTGCATGGGGAACAACTGTCACAGCAGTATTCCTACAGACAAAGGGAACAGCAGTATCTGCTACAAACCCTCTTTACACAGTTTCATTGTTAGTCAATAACACAACAGACATCAACGGTGCTGTTGGCGATATTGGTACACAATCAATCACATTTACTGCGAACTCAACCATTGCAGTAGCATCAACAGGTACTTTCTAAACAACTAAACAAAGGGGCACAGCATGGCAAAGTTAAAAGTAACAAGGGCAGATGGATCAGTTGGGGAATACCCAATCACTCCATTGGTGCAGTACGGTTTTGAGATGTACGCCAAGAAGGGCTTTCACAAGGCGTTTATTGAAGACCAGAAGCAAAGCGATATCTTTTGGCTAGCTTGGGAATGTATCCGCCGTTCGGGTGAAACTGTTAAGCCATTTGGAGAATCGTTCATCGAGACCTTGACTTCGGTTGAGGTGCTAGATGATGACCCTTTGGCTTAGGGCGAGACTCGATCACCTACCTGATTGCTAAATTAAGCGTCAGGCTCGGGATCTCGCCAACACAATTATTAGAGCTAGATGAAGTGATGTTAAAGAACCTAATCAAGGTTCTACAGGAAGATGCAAAGGAGATAGCCAATGCCAGCAACCGTCAAAGGCGGCGTTGAACTCCGTAAGGCACTTCGCAGATTCGCACCAGAATTAGGCAAAGAAACACAAAAGGAAATTGCCGATGTCCTTAAGCCTGTTGTAAAAGAAGCTAGAGGATTCGTCACAGGTTCGCCGTTAAGTAACTGGGCGCGTGAAGGCGGCAAGTTCCCTGTGTTTAACGCATCTATTGTTAAGCGCGGTATTGGTTACAAGACAACGCCATCAAAACCTAACCGTAGAGGCTTTACAGCATTAGCGCAGATTCGTAATCGTTCAGCAGCTGGTGCTATTTATGAAACAGCAGGTCGCCGCGCTCCAGGCACAAAGCCATCGGCTCGTCCTAACTTTGCTCAGGCAATGGGCCCACTTACAGGATCAGGCAAAGAGCGTGGTCGCTTAATTTACAAGGCTTGGGAAAATGACAAGGGCAACGCTACAAAGGCTGTTCTAAAGGCTATTGACAATGCTGGTAAGACTTTCAATCGAATGGTAGGCACTCGCTGATGGCTAATGTAGTAATTGATATTGCAGCCGAATACACCGGCAATAAAGCATTTAAGCAGGCTGAAACTGCTACATCTAAACTTGAAAAGTCCGTTGCTAAACTAGGTAAGCAACTTGCTGGAGTCTTTGCAGCTTCTAAGTTATACGCATTTGGCAAGCAGTCAGTCAAAGCATTCGCAGAAGATGAGAAGGCTGCACGATCATTAGCCTTAGCCCTAGCAAATACAGGCAACGCTTTTGCAGCCATCGAGGTTGAGAAGTTTATTGGTGACTTACAACGCGCCACAGGTGTCTTAGACGATAACCTTCGCCCAGCGTTTAGAACGCTTCTCACAGCGACAGGCGATGTTAAGAAATCACAAGATGCTTTAGCACTCGCTTTAGATATTAGCGCTGGTACAGGGCGCGACTTAGGTCAAGTCTCAGTTGCCTTATCACGAGGCTTCTTGGGTCAGACAACAGCACTCAGCCGTTTAGGCGCAGGACTAGACAAGGCAACACTTAAAGCTGGTGACATGGATGTCATCATCGGAGAACTTACAGACAAGTTTAGAGGACAGGCACTAGCTGCTGCCGAAGGTTATGCAGGATCAATAGCAAAGCTTACAGTTGCTTCTGAAAATGCTAAAGAGATTATTGGCAAAGACCTACTTGACGCCATGCAACTTATCGCAGGCAATGAAGGTATCGGCGGAGCAACCACAGCAATGGAAGGCTTTGCCACTCAGATTGGTAATGCAATCTACGGCATTGGTGTTCTTACAAAGGCAATTAAATCTATACCAGGCGCAGGATTTATTGGTGATGTTCTAGCTGCTGGTACTCAGATTTCAGGACTAGGACTTCTTTCAAGATTAGGTGCATCAAGCAAAGCGCGTTCAGCAGGCACACCACAGCAATCGCCTGGACAACGCGCAGCCATAGATAAAGCCAACAAAGATGCGCTCAGACTACAGAAGCAACAAAACAGCCTAAAGACAATCGACAACAATGCTACTGCTCGAAAGATTGCCCTTACAGGCGATGAACTAGCGCTCAAAGAGCTAGAGAAGAAGTTCGATGTTGAGCGCATTGGCTTATATGCAGCTCTTAACCAATCAACTGATGGCGAAACAAAGATGCGCCTTCTATCGCTTATCGCTATTCACGACCAAAACACAGCCCTTGCAGGAATGATTAAGAAAACTGATGAGTCAAAAGATGCTTTTGGAGCGCTCCTCGATGCACTTCGAGCAATCATTAGAGCAATGTTCGAAAGCATCTCACCCGAACTTGCAAGACTTCAAGCATTAACAGGAAATACTCCAACAGCAAGCGGCAGCGGTGGCGGTCGCTATTCAGCAGCCGATGTAAACACTCAATCGATTGCAGCAGCTTCTCTTAATCAAGGCTTAGGCGCAGGGCTGTCTATGTCATCTGCTTTATCAGGTGCTCGATATGCAGCACAGGCAGCAGCCAATTATGTTGTTAGCGTGAATGTTGCAGGCTCAGTCACAACAGAGCGCGATTTAGTCAATGCCATCACTCAGGGCATTTACAATAACCAGGCTTCCGGAATCCCAATCTCCTATACGACTGCGTACAGATAATGGCATTACCAGCAACCCTTTCAGTCAAGATAAATCTAAGTGGCGGTGCCTCGTTCGGAAATCCGTTTATTCTGAATACATCGCAACTGGGCTTTGCTGAACTAGCTTCTGCCATTCCTGTTATTGTCGATGTTTCTGCTCAGACTACAAATATCTCGACTCGCAGAGGTCGCAACCTTTTGCAAGATAATTACGAATCAGGTCAGGCAACTATCAGAGTCGTTGATCCAAACGGTGACTTCAACCCACAGAACACTTCTAGCCCCTATTACGGGCTATTACAGCCACTTAGGAAGATTCAGGCATCTGCTATCTATGGCGGAGTTACTTATGGCTTATTTGGCGGTTACATCACCGAATATCGCTATACCTATCCAACAGGTCAGGAAACAGGCTATGTGACCTTTATTTGTTACGATGCTTTTCGCTTGATGTATAACTCCAATGTCACAACCGTTACAGGTGGCACAGCAGGTCAGACAACTGCACAACGCGTTCAATCTATTCTTAGCATGATTGCCTGGCCGCCTGCATTTACCAGCATTGGCACAGGCGCTACAACTTGCGTGGCAGACCCTGGCACAACTCGCACAGTCCTAGAAGCAATCCAGACTGCTGAGTTTACAGAGCAGGGCGCGTTCTACATTAACGAGAACGGCGTTGCAACCTTTAAGGGCAGACAATTTGTGGTCGATGCCCAAGCAGCTAGTCCAACAGTATTTAATCAAACAGGCACAGGAATTAACTATGCAGGAATTACCTTTGCGCTCGATGACAAGACAATCGTGAACAAGGCAACTGTGACCCGAATCGGTGGAACAGCACAGACTTATTCAGATGCGACATCTATTGCCCAATACTTCACACGATCCATTACAGCTACAGATATGTTGATGCAATCAAACTCGAATGCACTTGCGTTAGCAACTGCCTATGTCGATAGCCGTAAAGAAACTTCTATCCGCATTGAAACAATCACTTTAGACTTGGTAACTCCTAACTACTCAGCAGGGGTTACAGCAGGTTTAAGTCTGGAGTTCTTTGACACAGTTGACATCACCAATGAGCAACCTGGTGGATCAACTATTCAAAAGAAGCTACAGATTCAGGGCATAGCCCACACAATCACCCCTAACACTTGGGTGACTACTTTTGCTACACAGGAGCCTTTACTCGATGTTATGTACTAGAATTGACCCTATGAAAGAGGTGTGCTAATGGCAACAGGCTGGCCAATGAAAACGACTTATGCGAATGGAGATGTCTATTCCGCAGGCGATGTCAATGATATTACTGGCACGATTAACTTGCTTGGTCAATCAGTTGCCTATACTGCTGGTAAGAACAAAATCATTAACGGTGACCTTGGCGTATGGCAGCTCGGTACATCTTTC